GCAGCGCCATGACCCTGACAAGCGCTTATGACGCCGCCAAAACAGCCGCCACACAAAGCAGCGTGGACGCCTTGGTCACCGCCACCGGCACGCCCTTGCAGGCCAGTGCCTACACCGCCCCGGCCAATGCGGACATCGCGGCCATCAAAGCCAAGACAGACGCCCTGCCAGCCCAGCCCGCAGCCGTGGGCAGCGCCATGACGCTGACCGCCGCTTATGACGCAGCCAAGACCGCCGCCACGCAGAGCAGCGTGGACGGTGTTAACTTAAACCTTAACACCTTGACCACCAACGTGGACACGCTGGACCAGCTGGTACAAGACCTGCCCTTGCTGGCCGAAATCGAGGCCAGCACGGTGCTGGCCAAGACCGCAGACGTGACCGCTGTGCCCGCCGCCGTGCGCGCTGAGCTGGCCACTGAGCTGGCCCACCTGGATGCCGATGTCAGCAGCCGAAGCACCCTCACGGCCCAAGACATCCCGCAAGGCCTGACCGCTGCAGACGTCTGGACGCACGACACCCGCACGCTGACCGAAACCCCCGGCCTGACCGCTGGACAAGCCGAGCAGCTGCGCAAAGTGGCCCAGCTGCACGGCGTGGGTGCACAGCTGGTGGTGACCGAGACCACCCGCACCGCGGGTGATGTGTCGCAGACCATCACCACCACCGACGACCAAACCACCGTGAGCGCCGCATGACCCTTTCACCCCGCGCCATTGCGCTGCAGGGCCTGGGCTTTGCGCCGCTGTTGGTGGCGGTGCAGGGATTTGCCAGTGCCAGCCCTTACAAGCGTGCGCCCAAGGGCGCTGGCTACCCTGCGCGGCCCGTGTACGGCATGCGCCCCATGCAGTCAAACACCAGCCGGGCCAGCAGCCCCAACACCACGCGACCTAGACAATAGTTAAAAATAAAAATTACGACTCCAGCACCTCTCACCCCCGCTGGCACCTTGGCCGCGCCGTTTCCATGGTTTGGCGGTAAAGCATGCAAGAAAAATTCATTCGCACTTTTGATATGTTTGACGCCCAACCCGCAGCGGTTGGGCACTGATCCGAAAGACAAACCATGCGCGTACGCAAAATCGCCGAAGCCCCCGGCGCAGTCCCCGTTGTGACTTTGGCCGAGGCCAAACTCCACACCCGCACCGACTGCGCGGACGAAGACGCCCTCATCACCGCCCTCATTAGCGTGGCCACGCAGGCCGCTTCAGACCGCCTGCAGCGCTCCCTAGTACCCACCCAGTACCGCCTCACGCTAGACCGCTTTCCTGACGCCATAGAGCTGCTGCTACCCCCCATCATCAGCGTAGAGTCGGTTAAATACATTGACCCCTATGCCGATCAACAAACCCTAGACCCGCAAGATTATTTTTTAGACAGCGTGAGCGAGCCCGGCTACTTGGTGCCCGCTGCTGAGCGCGCTTGGCCCAACACACAAGACCGCATCAACGCGGTCGAGGTCGACTACACGGCAGGCTACCCCGCCAACGCCGTGCCCACGCCTATCAAGCAGTGGATCCTGCTGGCTGTGGGCGACTTGTACGAGCAGCGCTCCCGCAGCGCAGAGCGCCCCGTGGTACCGCAAATATTTGCAGACAGCCTGCTCGATGTCTACCGAATTTGGAGCCTGTGACCATGGTCACACAAACCAGCATCAGCGCGGGCAGCTTGAGCACCCGCGTGACCGTGCAGCGCCTGGTTGCAAGCACCGACACCCTTGGCCAACCCATTAACTCTTGGCAAGACTTTCAAACCGTTTGGGCGGATGTACGCTTTCCCAGCGGCTTGCAAAACATTACCGTGCACGCCGACAAGCCTTTTGCAAAACAGCGCGTCTCTGTGCGCTTACGCCAAGACTTTTGCAGTAAAAAAATCGAGGCGGGCATGCGCGTTGTCATCAACAACAAACCCTATTTAATCGCAAGCGCGGAACCCCAAGGCCGCTTTGCAATCGACCTCGTTTGCGAGGCCATGTAAGCCATGACAGTCACCATTAAATTTGACAGCGCCGCGCTAAACAACTGGGTCGCCGATTTGGGTGAAGACGTAGAAAAAGCCCTGCGCCCAGCCGCGCAGGCTGGTGCGCAAATACTTTACGAGGCGGCGCGTAGCAACGTGCGCTCCACTACCAAAGCGCACTGGTTTCACGGGACATCTTTCAAAGTCAACGGAAAAAAATACAAGTTCGAGCCGGGCACTCTGAAAAATGCGATTTACCAAGCCTACAGCGCTGATAACTCCGACAAAACCAACCAGACTTACCACGTGAGCTGGAATTATAAAAAGGCCCCCTACGGCTTTATGGTTGAGTTTGGCACTGCAAATGGTGCCAAGCCTGTGGCCTTTTTGCGCCGCGCCGCAGACCTGCACCCCAAGGCCCTCCAAGCGGTAGAAGCCAATTTTTTTTCAACCCTCAAACACTTCAAGTAAACATGAGTCTGCCCTTAGAAGAGGCGCTGGTTGCAGTGCTCAAAACCGTCTGCGCGCGCGTGTTTTTTGACATCGCGCCCATGGACACCGAGCAACCTTATGTTGTCGCCCACCAGATTGGTGGCCAAGCACCCATGTACGTCGAAAGTGCCTTGCCTGATCGGCGCAACAGCGTCGTGCAGATCAACGTCTGGGGCGGTGGCCGCGTGGTGTGCAACACCCTTTCGCTGCAAATTGAGTCTGCCCTTGTAGCGCACCCCACGCTGCAAGCCCAGCCGCTCAACGCGTTAAGCGCGATGTACGACGAGGACACCGCTACGTTTGGCGCGATGCAAGATTTTTCGCTTTGGGAAAAGCGCTAATAGCGGTAAATCCCCACATAAATTCAACCCTTTTTTTAACCCGCAACCACTCTTTTTGAAAGGTCATCAACCATGGCACAAACCCCCAACGGCACCAGAGCACAAATCGCAATAGCATTTGGTGCATCGCAAAACTTCACCGGTATCACGAATGCAACAGAAGCTGTTTTGTCTTTCGTAGACTCTGTCCCCACAGCTGATGTTTCAGGGATCGCTGAGGGTGATTACGTTGAGTTAACCAGCGGCTGGGGCCGCATAAGCCAGCGCATCTTTAAAGTGTCATTACCCGCTGGCATTGGCACTATCAAACTCAAGGGTTGCGACACTTCCAACACAAATTTATTTCCCGAAGGCTTGGGCAAAGGCTCTATCCGAAAAATCAACACCTGGGAGCTGTTAAATCAAAAATTGACAATTCAATCCAACGGCGGTGACCCCAAAATTGTGAATTTCTCTTACGTCGAAACCGGCGAGGAGCAAAGCGTTTTTGACGGTAACAGCGCTACAACCTACGGCGTAGACTTGGATGCCGATTCCATTTCGCAAAGCTATTACGCAAGTCTTAAAAAAATCTCCGATGCGCAAACGGTGAGCGCATTGAAAATGACCGCCCCCAACGGCGCTACCTTGGTGCTTTCATGCACCATTTCTATGAACGAAAACCCCACGATGGCCTCTGGTCAGATCATGTCCAACAAGGTCACGTTCTATGGCCGTGGCCGTACCGTGCGCTACGCCGCGCTCACTTAAAAAAAGCATTCAAAAAAGATTTAAAAAATGGCAAAAATCATCTTGGGCAAACGCCCTGAAACTTTCGTCGGACTTGTCTCATTTCCCCTGCTCGAGGGGGGTGAGGGCACCATACAAGTCACGTTCAAATACCGCACCCGCACCGAGTTTGGCAAATACATCGACAACCTGCGCGCCACCACCTCCACAGCTGCACAAGAGCCCGTGCCCGCCGCCCAGACCATTGAGCAAATCATGCAAGACGGGGTGCAAAACGATGCTGAAAACCTGCTGGAAATCATGCAGGGTTGGTCACTCGACCAAGACTTCAATTTGCAAAATTTGAAAATTTTGTCCGACGAAATCCCCGCCGCAGCCAAAGCCATCGTGGCCGCCTACGGCGACGCCATCCACACCGGCCGCGTGGGAAACTTGAAGCGGCCATAAAGGCCGCGCTCGACGAACCCACACTCGCCGAAATGCAGGCCAGCGGCTTCGCCCCCGAAGACTTCGCCCACGAAGTCTTTGAGGTCTGGCCTGAAAACTGGCCCGCCTGGTGCCTCTATGCCCGCGTGAGCACCCAGTGGCGCGTAGGCGGCATGGGTAGCTACATTGGCCTCGACTACGGGCCTCTTTTCACCCTCATGCAAGCCCTGGGCTTGGCTGGCGACGACTACCTCAACATGTTTGAAGACATCCGCGCAATTGAGCGCGCGGCCCTGCAATTTTTTCGCAAAGAGTAAGCAAAAATGTCCGGTACCGACACCCGTAAAGCCCAGCTCCAGATCAGCGCCAACAGCACCGAGGCTGAGGGCGCTTTTAAACGCGTGGGCGATGCTGGCAAGGAGATGGCAAAACAAGTCTCTGACAGCGCCAAACAGACGGGCAAAGCAGTTAAGGAAATGGCGGATCCCGCAACCCCGGCCGCTGAAAAGCTTGACCGCGCAACGAGTAGCATGGTCGCCAGCATCCAGCGCTCCACCGCCGCCCTCAAAGCCGGTGGCAGCAACACGGCGGCTTACTTTGACTCCATTGCCGCCGCACGCGGCGTCAACCCCGATGTTTTAAAACCCTACATCGAGCAACTGCGCGCCGCCGAGGCCGCGCAAGCCGCACTCAGCAAAGGCACCGCCAACATCGGCGTGAGCGCCGCCCAAACCGCGTTCGCACTGCGCCAAGTGCCCGCCCAATTCACGGACATCGCCGTTAGCTTGCAGGGTGGCCAAAACCCATTGACCGTGCTGTTGCAACAAGGTGGCCAGCTCAAAGACATGTTCGGCGGCATAGGCCCTGCCGCCCGTGCGCTGGGCGGCTACGTGGCGGGTTTGGTCAACCCTTTTACAGTCACCGCCGCAGCCCTTGCAGCTTTTGGCATAGCCGCGTACCAAGGAGCGCAAGAAGCCAGCGCCTACAACCGCGCCCTCATCACCACCGGCAACGCCGCAGGCACCACCGCCGGGCAGCTGCAGGTCATGGCGGCCAACATGGGCCAGCTCAGCGGCATCACCCAAGGGGCCGCTGCAGATGCCCTGGTGAGCTTCGTCAAAGCGGGTGCGAACTCCAGCATGGAGCTAGAGCGCGTGAGCACCAGCGCGCTGCAATACAGCCGCGTCACCGGCCAAGCGCTCGAAGACGTGGCCAAGATGTTCGTTAACCTGCAAAACGAGCCGCTCGCAGCCTCGGGCAAGCTCAACGAGAGCATGGGCTACCTCACGCTGTCGACCTACGCGCACATCAAATCCTTGCAAGAGCAGGGGCGCTACACCGACGCCGTGGCTGCTGCACAAAAAGCGTTGGCCGAGGCCATGGACCAGCGCACCCCCGCTATGCTGGAGCAACTGGGCTACCTTGAGCGCGCCTGGTTAGCTGTTAAAAACGCGGTGACGGGCAGTTGGGACGCTATGAAATCGGTGGGCCGAGATGACTCACTCGAAATGCAATTTGCAAAAGCCGGTGCAGCGTTAAAAAGCTTAGAGTCGCGCCGCGATTTAGCTGCAGTAGCCGCACCCAATGCGGCTGCTGCAAAATTGCAAACGGGCAGCATAGACAGAGAGATCGCAGCGCAACAACAAATTGTCGAAAACTTGCGTGAGCAAGTCAAAATGAACGCTCGTGCAGCTGACTCAAAAGCCCGTGAAACCCAGCTTGTCAAAGACAAAATTTCCTTCGACAAAGAAGAGCTTTTGTACGCGACCAACAAACAAAAAGCCGCCCGCGCCATCACTGACGAAACCGAGCGCAACAACCGCTTAGTAGCCCAAGGCGTCATCACCCAAGCCCAAGCCGACAAGCGCGTAGCCGACATCCGGGACAAATACAAAGACCCCAAAAAAAGCGGTGCAAGCAGCATCGACTCAGCCCAGCGCAGCTACGACATCGAGGCCATCAAAAAAGCGGCCCAGGCCGAGACTGATGTTTACGCCAACCAGCTCAAAGTGCTCGAAGCACTGTACGCTGCGGGCCTGCAAAACGATGCCGACTACTACAGCGACAAAACCACCCTCGCAGAGCTGGGCGCACAGGCGCAAGTCACAGCCATCGAGCGCCAAATTGCCTACCTGAAAAAGCAAAATTTGAGCGGCGCAGAAAAGCTGCGCGTAGACAAACAAGTGATCGACCTGGAGGCCGAAAAAACCCGCGCCCTGGCCGCCACCGCCACCGCTGCCGAAGTGTCCGCCATCCAAGAAAATGCCGCGCTACAGACCAAAGCGCGGGCCTACTTAGAGGCTCGCAAAGCCGCGCAAGACTACTTTGACACCACCGCCCAAGGCTACGAGCGCGAACTCGCCGCAGTGGCCATGGGCGACGCCCAGCGCAGCCGCGTCACTGCGCAAAACCAAATCAACGACAAATACGCAGGCCAGCGCCAGCGCATTGAAGACAAATTCACGCTCGCCAAAGACCAGTCCCCCGAAGCCCGTGCTATGTACGATGCCGAGCTGGAGCTTAACGAGGAGTACCGTCAAAAAGCCTTGGCCTCGTGGGAGAGCTACTACGCCCGCCTGCAGCAAGCCCAAGGCGACTGGAGCAACGGCGCAAACCGTGCGCTCGAAAACTACCTGGGCACCAGCGCCAACGTAGCCGCCAGTACCGAGCAGATGTTCACCAAAGCGTTCAAGGGCATGGAAGATGGGATCGTCGATTTTGTGCGCACCGGCACGCTAGACTTTTCCAAACTCGCCGACAGCATCATTGCCGACCTCATCCGCATCAGCGTGCAACAAAACCTCATGGCCCCTTTGTTCGGTGGTGGCGGTGGTGGTAGCGGCGGTTTGTTTGGCATGCTGGGCTCATTTTTCACGGGTGGCGGTGGTGGCGGTGGTGGTGTGGATGCGGGCACCGTGGCCGAAGTGGCCACCCTGTTTGCCGCCCAAGGCGCAGCCTTTGGCGCAGGCGGTGTGCAGGCGTATGCACGCGGTGGCACGTTTACCAACACCGTCGTGAGCCAACCCACCATGTTCAAGCACGGCGGGGGTTTTGGGGTTATGGGTGAGGCAGGCCCCGAGGCCATCATGCCGCTGCGCCGTGGTGCCGATGGCAGCTTGGGCGTCATAGCAAGCGGTGGCGGTGGCGGTGCTGGTGGCGCAGGCGCTGGGGGCGTGGTGGTCAACATCATCGAGTCCCCCGGCAACGGTGGCCAGCAATCCCAGCGCACCGAAAACGGTGTCAACATCATTGACGTCATGGTCGAAAAAGTCAGCAACAAAATCGCGGGCGACATCGCCCAAGGCCGTGGCACCGTAACCAACGCCCTGTCAACTACCTACGGCCTTAACCGCGTCGCAGGCGCTTATTAACACCACCCACCATGGCAAGCTACCCCACCACCCTCCCCCAGCCCACCGCCAGCGGCTACAGCGTCAAACCCGTAGACCAAACCCTGCGCACCGACTTGGAAAAAGGCGCAGCCCGCGTGCGCCGCATCACCGCCGCCCGGCTCGACAAAATCAGCTTCACCCTGATTTTTTCGACACGCGAGCTGCAAACCTTTCGCAGCTGGTTTGACAGCGCAAGCGGCGCAGCCGGTGGCGCAGCATGGTTTTCAATGTCGCTGTCGCTGGGCAACGGCGCAGGCCTCACCACCGAGACCGTGCGCTTTGTCAACCCACCCAGCTTTAGCAAGGCCGGTGGCGGCTTGGTTTGGACAGCTGCAGTCGAAGTAGAGGCCCGATAACCATGCCAGACACCACCCTGTCCCAAGCCCTGCGCGAGGCCTATGCCAGCGCGCCCAGCAACGTCACTATCTATCACACCCTAGAGCTGCGCCACCCCGCGTTTAGCAGCCCCATCCGCGTAGTGCGCGACAACGTCAACCTGCTAGCCCGGCTAGAGACCAGCGCGCCCGCAAACCCCAGCGAGCAAGTCGAGTTCATCGCCTTCGCTTTTGACTTTAACAAGCCCGATGTCAGCGCCACCGGCGTGCCACAAATCCAGCTTGAGATCGACAACGTAGACCGCGCCATCGTGGCCAACATCGAGGCCGCCATGGCCAGCACCGAGCTGGTAAAACTCACCTACCGCGAGTACATCAGCACCGACCTCACGGCCCCGCAAAACGACCCGCCCGTGCACATGACCATTTTGACCATCAGCGCCGATGTTTTTCGCGTGCGCTGCACCGCCGGATTTGCCAACCTTGTTAACTACCGCTTTCCCCGCACCGAGTACGACGCCGATGTTTTCCCCGGGCTGGTCGCATCATGAACACCATCAAGTCCCTCACCTGGCCCGCGCTTTACATCGGCCTGCCCTGGGAGGCGGGTGGCCAAGGCCCCCACGCGTTTGACTGCATGGGCCTCTTTAAGCACCTGCAAGCCAGCTATTTTGATGTGCAGGTGCCCAGCATCATCGCCCCCGATTACGACGACCCGCAGGCACTCGCCCCGCTGTTTAAAAAGCATGCCGAGCATGCTCGGTGGCACCGCATTTTGGCCCCCGAACACGGCTGCGCCGTCATCATCCACCGCCCCATGCATATCGGCGTGTGGCTGGACT